GGCGGCAGGGTTTTGGCCGACGATTGTTTGCTGAATGTCTTTGAGGTTTACTTCCCATAGATTATGGCCTCGGGAATACATCTGATAGTTGCCGAACTTTGAACGAAGCGTGAGGATGCCCGAGTCGTCAGCGGTAATAATTAGTTTTCCGCCAGACACGTTCACGGTCTGAGTATTGTTACCAACACTCCCGCCATTACCCGGAGTGTTTGCACTAATGCCGCCTTCACCCACACCGCTAGTGTCTTTGCCAGCAATAATGTTTTTGGCTTGAGTATACCGATTACTATACCGACCAAGCACGCCGTTAGCCATGATGTCAGAATACATCTCATCAAGGCCTCCGCCGCTATAGTGGTTTGCGACCTGAAAAGCGTAACGCGGTCCTTGGTGGTACGCAACGCACCAGAGAATAAATGCGTCGGTATCAGTGTCGGGATTAATACCGTACTGCTTGGCAACACTGAAATAGTTTTCAAGGTCCTTGACAATCTGGTCACCCTGAATATCCTTGCTCGCGTTAAGCAAGGGCTTAAGGCTGTCACCAACACCGCGAGAAAGATAGTAGGTATTCCACGAGGAATCAGACTCAGGAACAGACTCGAGCCGAGACCTAAACCCCGCGTCCACTCGCCCATACTCTGCAGCATGTGCGCCACGCATACGGTTCAGAATTGCCGCCGCGCGAGTGCCATACCACTGCGCAATTCCGACAGTAATTGGGTCATTGTAGTTGATCGCCGAGTAATCCATAGACGACTCAACCTGACCAATAGCCTTAATCGCAACTTTCTTGGCTGTTGCGTCCCATGCCATAGTTCCTCCAACAGAAATAGCCTGCCCCAATTCTATCGGGGCAGGCTACTCCTGTCTACTCACCAGATTTTGTAGGTCATGTTCACCTGATAGGTCTGATTTGCTGAGAGAATATCTCCTGCGTAAATTCCTCCTGTCTTGGCAACATATAGGTATTTATACGTTCTGTCGTTTCCAATAATGGGTGACATGACGCCATCGTACGGGCGCGCCCACCCAGGAATACTCATTAGTCGACTATCGTATCCCACATTATTTGTGCCAACCTTGAATGTTCCCTGAATGTAAACCCAGTCTCTATCGCGCTCGCACGTGAGGTAGTTGTAGTCCTTTGCCACAGTACCGTCAGACAGCGTGTGCAGAGCCATCGCCGGAGGGTTGAACCACGACGACCCACCCTTGAGCCACACCTGAAAGAGCTCCTTGACGTGCGTGTATCCACTGGCAGTCATGTGCACATTATCGGGCCCCTGGTCCCAGGACTTGGCTTGCTCGTCTCCCCAGTGCACCCAACCACGAGACCCCTCGCAGACGACGGCACCGTAGGGCTTTCCTGCATTGACGACCTCGAATGTCCGGGAAACACATGAGCGCGCCATCTGAACATACTCATTCAGCGAGGACTCGTTAAAGATAACCGGAAGCACTCGAATGTCCGCGTTAGGGAAGTACTGGCGCGCAAGCCTGAAAAACGTGCTCGCCTTGTCACTCACAGAATTCTGCGCCCGAATATCATTAAGCAAGTCGATCACAAACAAGTACTTAGTTCTGCGACGCTTGTCCTCAGACATTCCCTGCTTAGCATTATCCAACTGGGTTAGGAAATTGTTGTCAGACGTTGAAGTAAACCCGCCACCACCAATTGCGTACACATTAGGGTTAAGCCCCAACTCACGACACAGAGTCTCAGTCCAACGACTTGCTTCAATCGTCGCATTAGACGAACCAATAACTACTCCCTCAGTGAGTTTAGGGTCTTCAAGAAAGATATCGTTAGCCTCAATCTTCGTGTAATAGGCCGGGAAACGGTTGTCAAAGTCCCTGCGCTGTTGATCCAACTTTCCCTGAATGTCAGCCTGAAACTGTGTGTTCTGGGCCTTAAGTGCATCACCCCACGCCTTAGTCGTCAGCGTAACCCGCTTACCCGCAGGCGACTTAAGTGGTGCCTCAATGTAGTTGCCGTCAACCTCACGGAATTCAGCGTCAATAAGGCGCCGCTTGAAGTCCTCAATCAGAGATTCGAGCGCAGTTTTCTTTGCATCCAGTTCCTTGTTCCAACCTGAATGAGTCTTCTCAACCTCAGTAATGAAATTGGTGACCGTCTCATTCAGTTTGGCGATAATCTTGTCCTGCTCCTCGCCAAAGGAATTCGTGAACTTGATAACATCAATAACGCTAGAGCGAATTCGCTCAAGCACGTCAATATACGTCAAGCCGTCGCGGTAAGTGAACGGGGTAATGTTGTTTACCGAACGCGACTGGACGCGCCACAACGCTTGATCAATTGACCCAATAATGTCGTCACCAGTAGCCATAATATCCTCCAAATCCTAGTCCGAATGAGTATCCATTAATTAGTCCGCCAGGAGTATGGGGCATATCTGTGTCCCATAGTCCTAGGAATAGTTCGCTGAGTTCCGCGATTACTAGATCATCAACATTAAGCAACGTGCCCCGGTAATCCGCAATCGCACGAGCCTTGGAGCCCGAATACCCCCACGAATTCGAGTGTTGATTATTGACGTAGTTGCTACTTGAAGACGACGTGCTATCCGACTCGTTACGAGACGTGGTGTCACCTGACGTGCTCGCGTCACTGATACTCGTAGCATAGTCCCCATCGCCCGCAAGCCGTGTCTGGGGAGTGTCCGAGCCCACGGTGCGCCCTTTGGACTTGTTGGTGCCACTACCGCTGCCAGTCTGGTGGTTGATTCCAGAGTTCTGAGACTTGCCATCCTGGCTGGTCTCGCTGTAGTGGCGGTTGCCCTCAAGCGGGTCCGTGTTTTGCAGTTCCGCCAGATACATTCGATTATACCGGGGCATAATCAATTCCATCTTAAGGCTTAATCGCCAAATAAAGATGTCGATAGTCTCGTGAGCAATTTCTTGAAGCCAATAAGTCTTCTTGATTCGATCATTCAGAGTCTTTCGATATGCCTCATCAAAAATCGGATAATCGTCAAGTCCAATGTGGTCATTGGTTAACTTAACAACGTCACGAAGCATTATCGTTGTTACTGACATCGTCACCCCCATAGGTTGTCAAATTGGAATTAGCAAGATAGTCATTAAGGTTGGGTGCAGCATTGTCGTCAACCGCCCAGTAGCACGAGACATTCAGTCCGAATTTCTCATTAATCTGTTCACATGCAAGTTCACGCGGCTTCATGAACGACTCACGAGATGCAAGCACCTGACCTGAATTAGCGGCCGCTTCCTCAACCACCATGCGCTCACGCTTTTCAGAATTTACATTCATAATCCCGAGCATTGTGAGCGCTTCTCCCCAAATCTTGGACTTAGACTCCATGTGCTTGATCGAGGAAACAGCACCCGCACCAGCATTCTGATTAAGCGGAAACACGCCAATAGTGTTGGCGAGATTGTCCATACTCATATTCTCAGTGCCCCACACAACGGGCTCACCATCGTAAATCTTAGAAATAAGATTCTGAATAGTGAGACGCTGGTCCTGCGAACATGCAACAATCATCGGGTTGCGCTCATTCAGCAGATCAATTTCGATTGTTCTGTCAATCTGAGCAAGCCGCGCAGCATACGAAAGCACAACGTCGATTTCCGGCTCCCGCACCTGATTACCCCAAATGCAGACAGACTCACTTGCGCTCACCTCACGAGAATAGACGCCGTTTCGAGTGACACGATATCCCGTGGGATTATCCTGAATGTCTAGGGGGCCTGAAATTGCTGCTGGCATTGCCATAAACAACTCGAAGAAACTGTCCCAATAGAATACTGAGTATCCATTATTGAAGATAGTTGCTTCAATAAACCGTGGGTCAATCCCATTAGGCAGTCCCTCCCAAGTAAACCGGGAAAGGCACTTGCCCATTAACTGTCGCCGGTACATGTGCTCGAGTTGCATCTGTCGCGCCTCGGATGAGGACGGGGGAGATGCCATGATTTTCTTGTAGATGCCGTTAAGCACATAATCCTTTTTACTCACTAAGGGTCACCCTAACCGTCTTATCAATCCGATTGTTGCGAACATTTGTGTTACCGATACGCTGAGGAGAACGCCACACAGTTACGCCCTTTTCGAAGATTCCTCGCACACTGGCCTTGAACCCCTCAGGAATAGTTGTGTCAACCAAGTAGCACTCAGCCATCTTCCAATATGTAAATTCGGTCATAAGGCTAAGTGTCTTCGGGAACTTAATCCAAGTATTCATCAAGTACCCATACCTAAGCCAGAAATCACCAATACTACGCATAGCCGCTGGCGAAACACTTCTAATTCTAGCATCAATCACAAGCCCGTTGGAGACCATCGCAGACACATAGCCCGACGTCTGACCAACCACGGACGGTGGAATAACCTGCATGTCCTGACGCTGACCATTAATCGAAGCAATAGCCGCCTCATAGTCCCCGTTAGCGGCAAACTGAGCAAGTTCATAATTAGTGTCCCGCACAGTTCTCTGCTGTTGCTGAGAAATCTGCGAAGCACCACTAGCCAACTGATTCTGAATATTCGCCGTCGACTGTGCCTGAGAATTATTAATCATCGCAGACACGCCAGCCGTAGCCGCCTGGCCAATACCAGCACCGGCCGCCGAACCATTCAGCCCCATAACCCCACCGAGTGCGGTCATAGCGCCCTGAGTCGCCTGAACGGTAGCCCGCATGTTGTTGTAGCGAGACTGAGAATCAGCCATCGCAGAATTACCCCACATAGAATTCTCGGCGCCCGCCTGAGTCGCAGCAATACCAGCATTAGCCACATCCCGCGCAGCCGTTGCAGCACGCTGAGCGCGCTGCTGCTGCCACTTCGCGTTATTCACCTGAGCCGCCGCCGTGTGTGCTGAACTAGCGAGAGCATTTAGCGAAGCATTGTTAACAGCAGAGAAAGTAGGCAGAGAGGTATACCCTGTGCACATGTCCCAGCCTTCACCATACTCGTTAACCACCTTACCGCTGCGACGCTCAACAATTACGGACTCAGTAATAGTGTTATAATCCCTAATAGTGAAAAACAGCGATGGGTTAGGTGGAGCAATGTGGGCATACTGATTAACGTTAATTCCCGCCGTCCGAATAGATTCAGGCCTGAATTCCACGGGATTACCAGAATAGGTTGTCAACTCAACAATGCAGTATGGTGACGTCACAAATTTCTTAAGTTCCCGATACTCCTTCGGAAGCAAAGAAAGAAATTCATTCCTAAAACTGGCATCAGTTAATGAATAGTGTCGGTTAATGTAAACATCGTGAACATTCATCCATGCCCAACGCCCAGTCCCAGTTCCTTCGCCAACCTCAACTTTGGTGCCCTTACCCGTGTCAACACAATCCTTGGGAACAATTGTAATTGACCCAATGCCCTGCGCAACCCAGGGAAAATGGCGCAATCCCTCCATGCCCTTTTTAAATTCGGTATACGTACACGCGTAAATCTCAACACCATTTGGCAACCCCTCGGCATCGGAGGGCAGGCCCATAGAAACTTTCGGGTCGTCGGCGCTCCCATACCCATTTACCCTATCAAGATTTGTTGTTGACGTAACAATAACCGAATAGTCGTAGTTGTTAACGTCTGCCAACATTCGCCGATAAGTGCGAATAACCTGGTGCTCGGAGCCCATGTCCAGGCCCTCAGGCTGTGTCAACCAATTCTTTCCATAGTTGTCGAAGGAATCGGTTGCAGCGATGCCCATATGGCCTCGCTCAAGGTAACTACGGCCAAAGTTAATGCGCTGGTAATAGGTTGTCCATACATCAAGTTGGAGAGTTAACTGTGTAGTGTTCGGTGCAATGTAGTCAATGCTGGTAATGAAGTAGAAAAACACGCTAGGTGTGTAACCCTCAAAACCAATGTTGTTAACCGGACGCCCCGGATTCTCAACCATCACATAATTGTACTGATTCGCCTTAGTGAAAGGCGTCGGAATACGAATCGGCTTACCCTGAGCAAGATAAGTCATCTGATTAATCTCAACCTTATGCAGGTTGTTAAAAGACTTAACATAAGCGTAAGGTGTGTGTCCATACGATTTCCAGTCAACAATATCCCGATACGTGTTATCGAAAGGCACATTAACCATGGTAATAACGCTACCGGCAGACCACACAGAATAATCAAACGACAAACCCGCACGAGTCTCGGGCGGCATAGCATAAATCTCTGACATATCGTCCTCCTTAGGTCCAAGCATAGCAGAACCGGGCACCCATTGGATGCCCGGTTCTGTGTTGATTCAGGTATTACTTCTTAACCTGAATGCTAATCTCCTTGTTGAGCGGCTTATTGCCATCCTCGCCCTTAGTGTCAACATTCACACCAAGCGTGAGGAATGCCTCAGGCTCATCCGGTCCGATAGTAAGAACGCCGTCATTAGAAATCTTCGTTCCCTTAGACTTAGCATTCTTGAGATACCAATCAGTGGCGTAACCCTTATTAGCGGGCGCCGTCTTCCACTGAATAGACGCCTGACGAACCGCCCCAGGCGGCATAATCGTCGACTGAGTACCGTCCGGCCTACTCACAAGTAGCGAAGTAATCGCAGCATTAGTCTCAGCCTTAGGCGTCACCACAACCGTATTCGGCTTAGTACCGAACGCAATAGCCGGGGTGAACGGCGAAGCGCTCATAACCGACCAGTGATGCAACCAGAAATTATCATAAAGGCCCTCAGGGTTAGAAATGCTCCGGTTCTCAAGCAGAATATCCTTAATCACGAAGAACTGCTTGCTAGTCAGAATAGCCGACGTATCAGCCATCCCCAGCGCCTCGCCCGGGACCGTGATGATGTGAGACGGCGCCTCAGCGTCGCTCCGGTTAAACGCAGCGGACAGGGACGTGACATCAACGTTCGCCTTAAACTCGGGAGTCGCAATAAGCACCAGGTCCTCGGGGCGCGCGAACGAGTGAACCGCCGCAGAGTTAAACGCGGGAGTCGGGTACTGCATCTTATTGGCAGCAACCCTAAGCGCCTTGAGTGCAGCGTCGACCTTGGCCTTATCCGGCTCGAACGAATTCATGTCAGAAATCTGCATCCGATAGAAGCCGAACTTGTCGTCGAAAGTCTTAAACAACTTCGTCATGCTAAGGAACTCAGACCACTGGTCAGACGAAGCGGCCACGGCCATGATCTGAGAAATCATCTCAGAAAGGCCGTTGTCCGAAAGGAACGCCCTGCGAAGCACGTCACGGTTAACCGTGATCTTAAACTTTTCCTTGCGGTTAATCGTGTGGAACGCAGACTTGGAGGGTGGCGGGGCCTGGCCGAACACGTCGCGCTCGAGGTAGTCGCGCTGCTCCTCATAAATGGTCGGCTTAATGAAATCAAGGTGGACTTCCTCGATAGTGTCGCCGAAGTTCATCATGCCCTGCTTGAAAACAGCAAGCGGGTTCTTCCACGAAATATCGCGAACAATCGTGGAACCAATGCGGTTAACCAGCGATGACATGAATTCGTTGCGAGTAATGTTATCAGACATGATTCCCGCAATAGTCTCCTGAATATTGGCCTTAGTGGCCTCGGGAACCATGTTCTGATAATCATATCGTGCATCGCTACGAATGGCATTAAGAATATCAATGTTTGAAGTGTCGTCACGCAACTGTGGCATAATCAATTCCCCTTAAAAAGTTCGCTAATCGACTTAGGCTTCCAATTAGAGTCAGGAACCTTATCGTTTCCCGAATCGCTACTAGAAAACAATCCTGACAATCCTGCAAGGGTCTTTCCGGTACTCGCCGCGGCTTTCCTGTCAATCCCCATGCCATCAACTATAGCATTCCCAGCATCCTTAGCGGCCGCTCCGCCCAACTCCACGGCAGCGCCGCCAACGTCACCAACGCCCTTAAGCACTGCCTTGGCGTCATCCTTCGTGCTCTCGGCCGCCTGTTTCACATCATCCAAGGTCATTTCCTTAGACGCAGGAACATCGTCCCCAGCAAACGGATTACCAGTCTCGCGCTCAGTCGGAGTAAGTTGCTCACCAAGCCGATTCTCAAGTTCGGCCTGCAGCGCGGAAACCTTCTCACCAAAAACATCCGTGAGATGCTTCCACGCCGCCTTAGTGTCCTTGAAATGGTCAACATCCGCAGGGTCCTTCGGAGCCCCTTCAAGCATGTTCCCATCGTCAGGAGAGACAGCCTTCTTGTCCCCGTCGCTGTCGCCTGGATCAAAGACGTCATTGCCGGTCATGCCGGATTCCTCGCGCTGCTGCGGCGTGAGGTTCTTGGCCGCCTTATTCCGTGTCTGAGCATCATCCATGGACTGTTGAGGGTCGCCCTCAGTCCTGCGCTCAGTCAGCGAACGACCACCATGCTCAGCATTGTCCTGCTTGATCGACTCGGCGTTCTTGGCGT